GGTTAAACGCCACCGTCTTGCCATCGCTGTTGAGCGGCATCCACACCAATAACACCGTATGCTCGGCACTCAACCCAAGGGCGATGGCGATTATCTGGAAACCGCTATCGTCCATGTCGAGCTTTTTGACTTTGAGGCCGCTGGCCTCGTCTCTCGGCTCGCCAGTACGGGGTGGCTTGTAATCTCCGTTCTCTACAAAGTCGTGCAAGTACCAGTCGGACAGGAACGCGGTGGCCGGCGTGAACGTGCTCATTCCGAAACCATTAAACTCGTCTCTTCAAAGGCATCGTGCTTCGATATCTCTCGATCCAGGAAAGCGATCGTTTCCCGCAACTCGCGGATGTACCCGCTCCGGTTGAGCGTCGCCGTCCCGCTGGCTTCCGGCTTGAACTCCAAGGCGTCGGAATAATCCTCCGTCAAGGTCGCCGCGAGCTTTGCCGCTGCCCCGTCGCGCGCTGCCACGAGGTTCTCCAGCGTCGTGGCCATTATTTCTCGCCAGTCTTGAGGGTGGACGTAGCAATCGGTGGCACGGATGGAGGCGGCGAAGAGAGTTTCGGCAACTCAACTTCTTTGATTTCTGGCGCGTGCATGTGCGGGTGACGGGTCGCAACGTCATTGCCCCGCGCGAACTCCGCCCAAGCGTCCTGCGCCGACTCGGCGAGCACGACCTTGGAATCCACACCCCACTTGACTGTGTATCGCTTCATTGCAAACCTCACTCAATCAGGGACGCGGGGACGTCGTCGGCCCGAAGCGTTCGCTTCTTGAGCCGCGTAATCGTTGGATTCGAGTCGCGGCGGCTGGGCCACTCCTCGATGGTGTCGCAAAACAGCGCCCAGGCATCTTGCTCGTTCTGAGCCACGACCTGAGTGTCGAACGGCTCCATGCGGGCCTGCTGCTTGCCCTTGGCCGGACGGAACAACTTGACATGCACTCGCCATTCCCAGATTTCCTTGCGGTCCTCGTGGAATTTGGCCACCGTGGGATCGAGGCAGTCCAAGAGCAGCGGACGCTTTTTGCGTCGCGTGCCCTCGCGGGTCTCCATGTCCTTGTTGTGGTCGTCAAGATTGGTCGGGGCCGCGCCGAGCGACGGTGCTGTCTTGTCCTTTGCCATTACTGTTGGTTCTCCACCATGACGCGCGGCTCGACGACGGCGTACTGGCCGCGTTCCGAGCACTTGTACTTGGTTACGATGTCTCGATTGAAGTCGTCGGAATTCCCGAGGGGAGCCTGCGTGACCGTGATCGGCCAGTTCTCCATGTAGCGGGCGTACTTCGACGGATCGCCCAGCCACCAATCCGTGTCGGTCGCCGCACGCGAGGCAAGCAGCCGGCTCGTAAGAATCTGGTACTTGCTGCGGTATGGGTTCGGGGCCTGCGTTTCCGTCAGATTTCCCGAGGTGGCGTAACCACCGGAGTGCAACACGATCTGCGTCGCGTTGATGATCCGCGCAGCAGCCTGCTCATTCTGCTTCGTGACGACGATCGTATTGGCTTCGACAACCACCGGCTCGCCCGTGTTCGGGTCCGTGATGGCGTTGAAGGTCTGTTCGGCCGCGTCCAGGTCCGTCCAGTCAACCAGTCCGTTCGACGCGGTCACGTTGTCCCACGGCGTCGAAGTCTGGTAGCTGCCATAGACGGTGCCCTTCCACTTGTAGCGGTGGGCCGTCGTGTTCTCATCGATCAAGCAGTCGATCGCTCGCTTCTCTTTGTTGAGCATCAGCGAATCGCCGACCTTCGAGCACTTCTGTAGCAGCATCCCGGTGCGGTCGAAGAAGATGGCCTCCTTCGTAATCGGGACGATAAAGCCACGCTTTTTTGTCTCCGGAGTCTCGATGTAATCCTCGCTGGTCCCCATCAGCGGGAAGTCATCGTTCTCAGCAACCACTTCGGCCAAGTCGCCCAGGTTGGCTATACCCGGAATCTTCTCGCCGGAGAATTGCGTCGACTGCGTGGGGATGACCCGTTGGAACGGGTAGTCCTCAGGCTTCAGATCCTGCATCATCATCGAGTACAGGATTTGACCGGTAATCGAGGAGAAGTCCGACGACGTAATCGCGCCGGCCGCTTCGTGCAAGATGCTGGTCGGGCCGTGCTGCGGATTGAACAGTCGGCGTAGCTCGCGGCCGTCTTGCACCAGCGACTCGAACAAGTCGGCTACCGAGAAGTCAGTCGGCTTGATTGCGCCGCTCGTGAGCGCGCCGGTGAACTCCTCCCACCAATCCCACTGTTTGCGGGACTCGCAGACCACGTAGCGCCCGTGAGAGAGCTGGAACCGTTCGCGGAAAGTGCCGCCAACCTTGTCGCGCTTGGCTGTTTCCAGCTGTCTGGCAATCTTGGTGCCTTGCATTTCAATCTGCTCCTGAATTAGCGGACTTGCGCCGCGTAGACATAGTCGGATAGGAGGGTGGCGTCGTCAGCGTGATGGCCCTTGAACACCAGACCGAAGTCGAGGTCCGTGGCGGTGCCCAGCGTGACGCGGTGCATGATCGGGACGTTATTGGCGTCTTTGAGCTGCACGCCATCCGCGAACGGACGCAGCTCAAAGACCGTGGCACTGACCGGCAGGGCCTCGATGCGAAGGATCGTGCTGGCGGCGGATACGTAGGACGTACTTGAGACCGTCGCAACAGAAGTGCCGTTGATCTCAGTGTGGAACCGCAGCAACAACGAGCCGTCAATGGCGTGAATCACCGCCGCGTCGGTCGCGGCAATCGCGCCCGTGGTATCGGCCACCGTGGTTGCAGCCATGGCATCGGCCCAACCAAAGGCCCAGGACGCAGCGTTGGTGTTCGGAGGCGCAACCGTCACCTCCCCTTCGCACTGCATCGCCTTGCTGGCCGTGAACTTGAACGTCTCGCAGGTAGTCGCCAGGACACCGGCGTCATTAGCAGCCGTAGAAAACAGCCGAACGCTGCTACCGCCCGTAGCAGGTCGAGTGACCGTACCGGTGCCGGCAACAGCAAGCGTCCAGAGATTGGCATCAGTGAACGAATTGAAGTCGTCGAACAGTGCGATCTCGTGGCGGCTGAAGTACCGTTCGGGATGATTGAGGCTCTTGAGTCCCATTTCGTGGTTCCTTGTTTAGCGCAGCAGAGCCGCGAATTTTTCGTGATTGCCTCGCGGAAAGTCTTCGACCGATTCCACTAACGCAGGGCTGGAGGCAGGGCGGCCGGATTCTTCGACCTTCGGCCATGAGTCGAGCAGCTCGCGGCGATCGTCGTCGGTCGCGCAGGACGCCAACGCGCGCATCCGCACGGCGGTTGCCTCACGGCCCGATTCGAGCAGCATCTTCGAGGCTTGCAGTTCCGCGTTCTCACGCTTGAGGCTCTCGAAGGCTTCGATTTTTTGTTTATCTTCGTCAGTCATATCGTCCTCGGGCTGTTCGTCAGCCTCTTTGTCGGAAGGAACTGGTTCGGCTGCGAGCGCTGGGGGCGGAGCAGGAGGTGGCGTGTTTTTCACGACCAACGCTTCGCCAAGCATGCGGATCAACTCCCGGCACATGGCGGAGATTTCGCCGAGCGGGTCGGTCGGTTGGCCGTCGGTCTCGGCGGCGTCGCCAAAGCTGAAGTCTGCCATCATTTCGACGAGCTTCTTGCGCTCTTCGCTTTCAGGCAAAGCTTCGACGGTCTCCTTGATCGTGGCGACTTTGGTGCGCTTCGACTCGAAGAAGCCGCTAGTCGTCGCCGGGTCCGTCACGAGGTCGACGGAGAAGACTTCGCGGATGGACTCGACGATTTCCGTGTCCTTGTCCATGCGGCTCTCGCCTTCCGCCACGTGGGAGAAACCCACGTCGTTCGGAAACTCCTGCGCAGCTTCCAAGATGCCCTCGAAGTAGCCGGATTTCTTGCGGAGTTTTACGTCGCCGTAGATTCCGTCACTTTCGTAATGGGCGTTCTGAACTGTCCCGGCCCAACGATCCATGCTGCGGTCGCCCGTAGAGTCGGGCGGATGGTCGATGTAGATTTTCTTGCCTTCGTACTTCGGCACGGCATCCTGCATCGCCCGCTGGGTGTACTTGCGGTTGTTGCGGGATTTCTCGCCGAGCAACTTGACGTTGCGTAGTACGCCGCTCTCGGTATCCACTTGCGCCGACTTGCCGAGATAGACGGTTTCAGAGAGCTTGATGAGCGCCATGCCTAAATCGTAAGAAAGGCACGGCTATTCGCGGTCGTCAGTCGTACATTGGATGTACCCGAAGGGTGAAATACATTAGGTTGGAAGCTATGACTCCAGAAGAAGAAATGAAAGTGCGAGTCTGCTACCACTGTGGCGAGCCATATGCCGAGGATTGGCCGCCCTCGCTCTGCGTCGATGGGAAGTTGCACTTGATTTGCGGCAAGTGCAATACGGCAGCTGGTCGAGTCAGGGCCAAGATGACGGCGCTCACGGACATGGACACCGTGACCATCAAATGCTGGTACTGCGGCACAGCAACTGTCTGCGAGGAGTGGTGCAAGGGCACGTGCCTTCGCTGCGGATGCGAGTACGAATGGAGTGAGATGTACGCACTCACGAAAGAGTCGTTTGACGCCAAGTTCCGACCAATCCCGGTGACGGATCGCCTACCAGAACCCAAGAAAAACTGCTTCGCCTACACTCACTGCTACGGCTGGATGCTCAGCGTGTACGACGGCGAAGACTGGTATGTATTCGGCAATTCCGGCAACAAGTTTACCTCGCAGCCAACCCACTGGATGGAACTTCCACCGAAGCCGGAGTAACCATGCAAAACCACGAATGCGTTCAGTGCGGCTGCCGAGACATTGAGCTGTTCCACGGTTGCGTCCGCTGCCTGCTCTGCGGCGCAGAAAGCGAGTGCGAGCATGCAGCCATTGAGTGTCGAAAGGAACCGTTTGCGGAGTCCTGGTGCAACCCTGGTCAATCATGGAGGGGCGACTGGTTCAATCCTGGCGAGGAAATACCAGAAGGAGCGGTGGACCTGCATTTTGGTAATAGCGAGGATCGGATAACGGTTTCAATCCCCGGTGGCGTGGGGTTGCTTGAATGCGTATCCAGTAACGGCGAGTGGTTCGGGCAAATGCAGATTGATAGCCATGGAAATGGCGTCCGCTATCTGCGGTGGTTTGAGTTTCGGAAGCCGAAGCCGGAGTGAGAGATGACCCAACAACAAGAAGTCGACACGCTCCGCGTCATGCTTGGTAAAGCGCTGGGGATGCTCCACCACGGGCCATCCCTCGGCATCGACGACTGGACGCATCACGAAACGCTCTGCGAAGAGATTGAATCGCTGGGCATCGAAGAGATCGGACCGCCCGAGGAATGGATATCCCCAGCACGCAAGGCCGAAAGCGAAGCGTTCTGGAGGCGGCAAGAAGAGGAAACACAACGCGAAATGGAACTGCACCCCGATCGATTCACGAAAATCACCAGAGACGAAATCTTAAGGGATCGCTCGGACTGGTATCTAGGCTTGCCTGAAGACTTTGGGCGCGTCGAAGTAACTTCTACCTCGTCCTAACCCACCCCCGCCCGCAATCCAAGCATTTGCACTTCTGATAGCCCAGCGGCGAAGATACAACGCGGGTATTCTCCGAGTTGCAGCCCGGGCACGGCGGCGCAGGCCAGCGCTTCTTCACTGGCTTCCGTTCCATTCGTTCTGCGGTCGCGGGGGGCGTCATTGCTTTACGTACCGCCATTTTGTCTGCGCGATTTTCGGGGTCGTTATCCGGTACTGCAAAAGATGCTTTCGGGCGAACGATTGGAGCCATCCGATATGCAGCAGATTTCCAGCAAACAGCAGCCAGAACGCCCACCGAATCTCACGCTTCTCAATTGTCGCATTCACTTCAACGATTTGCGTTTGAGGCATCTCCAGCCCTAAGCCGATTCGACTAGCAGTCCGCTGCTTTCGTGTCGCGGCAGCTCATCCTCGGAGTCAACGCCGATAACATCGCCCATGTAGATCGCCAGGACATCTTCACCGAACAGCTTCGTCTTCACCGCATGCGAGCGGTCAAAGACAACCTTGTCGCCAACTGACACGCGAGGGCCGTCCCAGCCGAACGGCGTCATCACGCCGGGACCAACCGACACGATCTCTCCGTCGATGTAGCGATCCACCGCCGTACCCTCGGGAAGTTGGATGCGATTGCTCGCCTTCGTACTGCCAGAGATGTCCACCATGATTCGATTGCCATACGCTCGATACATCTGCTTTCCTTTCATGCTGCTACTTCACTCCCTCGCACAACAACCACCGGCTCAAGCCAGCAGCGGCAATTGGTGTGGCTTTGTTCGCCAGGCCCATCGGGGAACACGAGCCCCCAAACACTTTCATTCGTTCCTTCAAGTGGGGCGCAGCGAGGACAGACCCGGTTATCGTTCTCCGTCCGCCACCGCATCTCGACTTCCACCCGCTGGCCATCGGCAGTCGCTGCCCCATCGCCTCCCATGCGTCTACCAGCCCCACGTTGACCCGTCGTCAGTGCCCCGGTGGTCTCGCTCGTGGCGATGTTCTCCCAACGAGAGTCGGTAAGCACGTCGCCGAACACCCGCTCCGCTCCACGCCCAGAGAGCGCCCCTAAGCCGCCCTTCTCAATGGATGCCAATTCGTCCTCCACCTTGCGAATCAGGCGGTTACGGAGCGTGTTGGTGGTCTGTGCGGCCGATATCTGGGCTTGCCGGGCTGCGGTGAGCGCGTAGTCCCGCTCGCTCGCGGCGCTTACGGGCAAACCCTGCCGTTCCAATTGGTCGGTCGTCCATTCGTCACCCGAGAGCATGGCGATGAGCATGATCGCTACCGCCGCCTCCTCGTATTCGCGTTGAATCTCGTCCCAAATTGCCTGCGGGATGTCGCGGGGATGGCCGTACCGTTCGAGGGCTGCCATCAACTTCGCGCGGTTTCTCCGGTCGAGCTTCTGTAGCTCGCGTTTGAACTCGGCTTCGGCCGCGTAGCGGATGTCGTCTAGGTCAGGCATGAGAACGTGTCGGCAAGTCTCCGTAAAGTTCGCATTCGGCGATGGTTGCGAATACCAACGCGATACCAGCAATTGCTAACCAACCGCCCTGGTACACGGCAAAAGCTGAAATTCCAAAGTCAATGGCACAGGATGCCCACGCCGGCAGCCCATTCCGAGTAGGCCGCCTACCGAAATAACGAACGGCTATAGCTGCCGCTGTACCCAGCAACAATCCAGACCACGCAAACAGTACAAAAATCCACCATGCAATTACGTTGGTAGGTGCCAGCCAAAGAAGCCACGCAATCAGGCCGCTCCACATCGCGCCAAACAAATAACCCAATCCGCTTTCATTCATTGCCACGTCCTCCAGGTCAGGCATTGATATCGTCTTGCTCGGTCGATAGGAATGCTTGGATTGTCTTTGCTGGCAAACTAAATGTTTTGCCCCCCTTGGATATTGGGTAAAGTGTTTGGCCAGATGTCATGTCAAATACTGGACGCCCCATTTTGTAGCCACGGTCTTTTAGGAGATCCGCAGCTTGGTCAACGTTAATGCGCGCTCGCTTCGATACGGTACGGTGCTTCTTGCCTTGGAACACGGCAGTTGCACCACGTTCATCGCCGGCCTTGGGTTTCTCACCACCGCTGTCAGCCTTACCCTTACCAAGCTGCGATATTTCATCCGCAATCTCACCGTCATCATCGATCTTCACATGTGTGCCATTGTCGAGGGTAATCCATCGCCCCTCCCCCTCGATGAACTCACTGCTGTCCGGAAGTGCGTCGCTGCGCTCCATCAACAAATCCATCGCCCGCACCGCCAGCGATTGCGTGCGGGCTTCCGGGTAAATGCCGTCTCCGTCGCCATCTGGATTCCTAGTGCGATTGCCGCTAAAGGGCGCGAACGGCTGCACTGCTTGCGGCTGCTTTGGCTCGGAATCAATGTGCTGCTTCTCCTCGTCGTAATCGAGGTCGAAGTCGGCCGCGATCGACCGCTTGCTCTTGATGCCAAGATCGTTGAGCTTCCCGTCCACGTCCGCCTGCTGCTGCTTATCGCGGGTTGCCGGCGAACTGTACTCCGCGGTGACTTCCAGGCACGAACAAATCACCTGCCAACTCAGATTCCCAAACGCCCCCATCTCGTGGTACATCTTGAGGGCCTTCCAAATCAGCCGCTCAAAGTGACTTGCGTAGAACGCCTGTTCGTGCTCGCAATACTTGATGAACGGCGATTCGGAAACCAACGAGGATGCGTAGTTGGCGTTCGAGGCATCGCCAGACACCAGGTACTCAGGCATCGACCAGGGCGTGCCGATGATTCGCAAGAGATACTGGGCAATCTCGATGTAGACCGGGGAGCGGAGCGTGCCGAGCGGGCCGGTCGTGGCGGTGCGTCCGGCTGACACTCGCTTGACAGTGCCGGGGGAGGTTGTCTCGACTGACATCGACTGCGAGCCGTACTGAGTTGGCTTCTCGCGGGTGTAGGTTTTGTTGGCGGCCGTCAATTCTCCGACCCGCTCGCTACTGACTCCCTCGGGGAACTGCTCGATCATCACGATGGCCGCCAGGATGGCCCCGCCGACTGCTGTATTGCGGCGTAGCTTGGCCTCGTTTCGCAAATCTTCCATGACGGTCAGGAAGTCGTTTACGCCAACGCGAGCGCCACGCCCAACGGTGCGTTTGATTTGCTCGACCCGATGGGCAGGCAAATAGTCCCACTGGTCTCCGTTCTGATCGTAAACAGCGTGATAGCCCAGCGGACGCCATACGTCGTCGCGTTTCAGTTGAGGATTGAATGTAGTGTGAACCCCGTGCCACCAACCGTTGAGCTTGTGGCTTGTGCGAAGGTACTGCTCTAGCGGACGCGGGTTGAGCGGTTCGAGGATAAACGACGGGTCGGTCAGCTCCACGCGGACTTGATTGTCCTCGGGGTAGAGCGTCGGCAAAGCGTCGCCGTCGACCCGCGACCCTTCGTGAATCTCCCGATCCAGGTCTCCGATAAAGCGGTTGTATTCGAGGAACTTGTCAACCACGCCTTGAACGATGGTGGCCGCCTGAATCGCCATCTGCGAATTCTTGTAGGATTTGACCGGCTGGACGGTAAAGTCCCAGCCTGTCCCCATCACGTAATCCGAGAGCTTTTGCAGCGCGCCACGGGCAATGGGGAACAAGCCCATCAGCGCCCGCGACTCCGCACGCTGCCTGCGAACCTCGAAGGCGTTTTCGTAGAACGGCCGATAGCGCCCTTCCGTGCGGTCCTCAGGGCTGGTCCAGACATACGGGCGTTGGTATGCCGAGGAGCCCATGCCCCATGTGTCGTAGGCCGGGTAGTCGCTCCACGGCACGCGCACCGGTTGCGGCGATTCCATCAGGGAGATGGCGTGTTCTAGTTTGATCGCCTCGGCCTTCGCGTTGAGTTCGACTACGCGGTCTTCGGCGGCCTTGCGGCGGTTGGCGGGAGTGGTTTGCTGCTTCTTTTTCATGCCACCAATACCTCATCCTGTTCCTCGCACAGCGGGCCAAGCAACAACTGCTCGCACAGCTCAATCGCCATCTCTAAGGCGTCCGGCCCGTCGTCGTGCTTGTGAATCGGGAACGCCCGCATCTGCTCTAGCAGCAGCGACGTGCCGGGAGTTCGCACGAACTTGAGCCGGCCCGTTGCCAGGGGCTGCGTCAGTCGTGTCCGAATGCGGACTTCCTTCTTTGGAAGGCGCCCACGCGCCCCCAACGATTCCTTGGTGTGAATCGGGAAGATGCCGGTGAGCTTGATCTTCTCCAGCTCCGGCAGGAACAACTCGCCAAGAATCGCCTGAAAGCCGGTGTACTCGCAGCCGAATGCGTCGGGCTGGATGTACTGCATCCAGCGAATCCCGTCATCCACGATCTTCCGCACGTCTCGCTTGGCCAAGTTGGCGTCGATGTAGTAGCGGCCATCCAGCCCCTTGGCGATCGCCACGAACGCCGAGAAGTCGCCTTCCCGCGTCTCCGTGGCCATGTCGATTTTGCCCAGGCTCGGATCGAGGGCTACGACGGTGATTAGCCGCTCATCGGGGAAGCGATCGACGTAGATGTCGTTGAAGTATTCCGCCGGCCACTCCGCCCCTTCGGCATCAACGACGTTCCAGTTGCCGCCTAGCAGCCGCTCACGCTCCACGAAGGGCAGGGATTGGAGGTTTGCCCTATAGCCAGGGTCTTTGCGGTTGAGCGCTGGGTTGTCATCTAGCGTCGCTGGGACGAACGTGAGCGACTTCGGCTCGATGTCCGGAAAGGTCTTGCGGAGTTGGTCGGGATCGTCGCCCCAATGCAGCTCCGCCCCAAAGCGGACGAACCACCGCACCACGCCAGAGCGGCCGAGAATCGGGTATCCCGTATCGGGATCAATCCACCATTCGATGAGTTTGCGCACCCAGCTACTCGCATCCGGATTGCAAGTCCCGCGGATGTAGGGTCGAACGCCAGAGGTGGAGCGATTGCGGCTGACCATGTACCAAAACTGCCCTTCGGTAAAATGCGTTAGCTCATCGAAGCAAATCAATGCGATCTGCGAGCCCTGGTATTTGTGCTTGCTTTTCTCGTGTTCCAAGTGGTCGAATTTGAGTCTTGCCCCGGATGGAAACTCCCATTCGAGGTTGCCAATCTTCGGCGTCGCCCCGACAAGCGGGTAGATGCTCTCTGCCGTTGTCCATAAGCCGCCGACGTTGGTGATTTCCGGGGTGGTTCTCCTCAAGACAATCGCGCCGAAGTCCGGGTTGCCGACGTGTCGCAAGGGCTCCAGAAGTAGCGCGTAGCTCTTGCCACCGCCCGCCGCTCCTCCGTAAACCGTGATGTCTGCGGTGGACGCAAGGAATCGCTCCTGAGCCCCTGGCTGGGGCCTAATGTTTACCGTTGCCGTTGTCGCCATTGGACTCAATTGCGGCTGTCTCCCGCCCGTTCTCGGGCAGGTAGATGTTGATCTGCTGGTTGGTGACGTTTGCGGAATTTCCCCCTACCCCCATGGCGGCATCGGCGAGTATCTTCATGAGCGATACCTGCATAACCGCCAGGGCCTTGTCTGCCGCTACCCTCAATCGCTCCTCTGTGGCGTTTTGGGCAACTCGCTCCAATCTCTCCGAAATAGCGATAAGCCTGTCTGCGGGAAGCAGCCCATGGCGGGCCAATCCCCGTACCATCGCTATGTCGGCCTTGCTTTCGAGGTCGATTTTATCTGGTGGCGTCTCATCTCGTGCAATTGCAATCACCTTGCTACTCAAACACCTCGACCGGGATTTGTACCTTGAAGACGTCGCCGTCCTCCGGTGCGATGGTCACGTTCACAAAAATCTCATCTGTAGTGAGCGCCCCCGAAGCAACTACCGGATAAATCAGTACGCCGTCGCCTGGCGGGTTGACTCCCCAACCAGTGCCCTCGCTGGCGCTGATCGTGAGATTGGCAGATTCGCCGCCAGTGACCGTGGGAGCGCTCATGCCGTCGATTACATCCTGCGCGGAAAGCTGGGTGTCGCTCAAGTCAATCAGCCAAGCATACTGCTCACCTGCTTTCATGCGGATGTTTTTGTCAATCTCGGCTTCTGATGAATCGACTCGGGAGCTGACTCGCACGATCCGGCTTCCCGGTACTTTCTTGGCGTGGATGCCGGACAAGACAATCGTGTTCGATCCCTCAATGATCCAAGAGTCCTCAGCTGCCGCTTGGCCAGTGCCAGTGCCGTACCATCCGGCATACCAACGCCCGTCGCTGGAGCCGCTGATATCGGAGTGATAATTTCCAGTTGAGTCTTTGACGACCTCGGAGTCTGCTCCGTTAACGTAGGCAGTCTTCGTACCGTTTGGCTCTGTTACCACGAGCGTCACGGTCGTGGGATCATACGGAGCATCGCTATTGTTCGGATCGGTGAATAGAACCGAGCTGGTAACGAGCTGACCGTAGGCATGGCTGTTGATCGCCATCTAGCATCCCTCGTTTGTGACGGTGGCGTTGTATTTAGCGGAATTGGACGCCGTTGCATTGAACTTCGCAGTATTCGACACCGCGCAGGTAAATGCGGCTGCATTGGAGGCCGCGGCACAAATCTTCGTTGCCGCAGCCGCTCCCACCCCTCCAAAGCCCTGCGTCACCAGCAGCGGCGAGCCGAATCCTTGTGTTACTATGAAGCTCATTGCGGAGTGCTCGTCAGTGGTGCAGTGAGGTTCGGACCAATCAGTGATGTAAACAAAACGGTGGTGTTGTCGTGCGCGTAGTACGTCCAGATCAGCGTGCCATCATCAAGAGCATGCCTACCCTTGGTGTGCGCCCTGGCAGCCGCCATGGCCTCATCCCACGTACCTGCCGTTGGTGTAGTTGACAACGCTCTCTCTCCCACGGCATCCGCATTATCACTCGCCGAGGGGACAACCGCGGTGAGGTAGGCCGCGTCGCCACGATCCCGGATCGCCTCATTGGAATCGGTCGTGTTGTCGGCCGTGCCTACACCGCTTCCGAGGTCAGTGTTGATGTCGTCTGGGACGGCGGCATCGGCGTCTTTGCGGAAAAACGCCCGCATTGCACCCAGCAAGGTGTTGGGCCCCGAGCCGCTCCACGCGCCCAGACGATTGGCAACCGTAACCATCGTGTTCGACATCGACGCGAAGTCGAGCGCGAACGTGGCGTTGGCCGGCTCGCCGAGCTTCGTGTCGACCGATTCGGCAGCGGTTTGTGCGGCACCGATCCCCGCGTTGTCCGGCGTGGTGGTGTTCGCTCCATCGGTCCCGCGCATGTCCGTGTTGGTTGTCGTCGTGTCGACAAGAGTGACCCGCGAGACGTGGCCACTGACGTTGATGACCATCGCTGCGAAGTTAGCGGGGAAGGCTGCTGCGAATTCAGCGTTGTTCGGGATGTCGTCGAGCGACGTCTGCAGCGTGTCCTGCTTGGCCTCGGTGCCGAGCCCAGCTTGAATCGCCTCCACGGCCGTGGGGTTCGGGGCGTCGGGGAGGTCCATTTGGTCCCCTGGTGCGGCGCGGCCGTCCAGGATCAAATCCAGCCGGCCGCCATCTTCCCAATCCTGTTGCAATTCATCGGTGTCGGACAGCGTGCCGGCGACATCAGTGTCTACCCAACGGATGTTGCTGGCACCGCTCCATTTCGCCGAATCCGTTCGC